ATGAACAGAAATCCTAATGGAGAAGATGTGGCACAAACTAATGATATGGTTACATCTAACTTTAGTGAACACAATAAGGAAAAGCAATTAATCGTTGGCCCTTTAATGGTTCCGAATCGTCTTATCTATCGTTATGATGATTATAATGGTGAATATTGGGTTTATTTCTCAGAAGATACAATTGAGAAAATAGCTTACAAGTATTTGGAACAAGGATACCAAAAAGAAGTAAATTACGAACACTCTGATGAAGAGAAGTTAAAAGATATTACACTTGTAGAATCTTGGTTGGTTGATAACCCAAGTTCAGACAAATCTAAATCCTTAATGGGTGAAGAATATGCAAAAGGAACTTGGTTTGGAATCATGAAGGTTCGCAATAAAGATGTATGGGACAATTATGTGAAAACCGGTTTAGTTAAGGGATTTTCAGTAGAAGGATTCTTCGCTGATTATGTAATTAACGCTAGTTCACATAAGTTCTATTACCGCACAACAGAAGGTGGAACTGAAATAGTTATTGATGAGAAATCATTTGTTGTGTTTATTTTAAAAGATGGAGAACGTCAGGTCATAATGCCGGATGGAGAATACAAGCTCACTAATGGGAAAACGTTAGTAGTTGTGGACTCAAAGGCAAAAGAGGGAACGTTTGAGTCAACTAATTAATAACCAAAAAGGAGTTTTTATTATGAAAACAGCACTAAGAGAATTAGTCAAAAAACATTTCAACTTAGTTGATGCTCCTGAGGTAACTGAAGAAGAAGTAAAAGTTGAAGAACAACTTTCAGAAGAAGTGGTAGAAAACCAAACTGAAGAAGTTGTTGAAGAAACTTTATCTGAAGAAGAAGTTACTGAATCTACTTTTGGGGAAATCAAGACAGCTGATGGAGAACTAACCCTTGCCTATGAGGGAGAAGAACTTTCTGAAGGTCTTGAAATCTTCGTTATTACTGAGGATGGTAATATTCCAGCACCAGATGGAACTCACGCTTTAGAGGGTGGTATTACTATCTCAACGGAAGGAGGTGTAATTACCGCAATTTCAGCAGAAGAAGTAGAAGTAGAAGCAGAAAACGAAGAAGAAATGAGTGAAGAAGTTGAAGAAGAATTTGAAGGAGAATCTTCAGATGTTAATATCAACGAACTACACGAAGCTCTTATCCAAATGTTGGGTGATGAGTTTAAATCACAAATTGCAACACTAAAAGAAGAGTTCGCAACTGAAATCAATGCAGTTAGAAGTGAGTTTGGTGCTCAACCAGCTGCAGAAAAAACAATTACTAACACAAAACAATCTTACGGAAGAAGTAATGGAGTTGATATTTCTTATAATCCATCACGTGATATTAAGAGAAAACAATTTGAAAGATTACTTAAAAATCGTAAGAAAAACTAAAAGGAGAATTAAAAATGGCAGGATTTAACGTTGCTGCACTTGATGCCTTTAATAACGAACTTGCTGGTGAATTGCTAGTAAAGTCAGTTATCGCTGGTTCAACTGCAGAATATGTAACTGTAAAAGAAGGTATTAAGTACAAAGAGCCTTTAAACCTTCAAGAGATTGACTTGGTAATCCAAGACGGTCGTGGATGTGTAACTACTGAATCAGGTTCAGTAACCTATACACAAAGAGACATCGAAGTATGTCAAAGAAGTTCACATGATGGACTATGTTTGAGAGATTTAGATACAAAGTATATTGGACTATTAGGACCTGCTGGTTCTTATCCAGAAACTTATGCATTTGCTGAAGAGTATGCTTCACAATTGGTTGCTAATTTCCAAAAGAAAAATGATATCTTCTTATGGACTGCTACAACTGCAGGTGGAGACTGTATAGATGGTCTTAACACTTTATTGGCTTCAGGTTCATCTGATGCAACTTTTGTATCTCAATCAGCTCCAACATCTGATAACATCATTGACCAAATTGATGCGCAATTAGAAAACCTTGCGGTAGATGTACAAGATAGAGATGACTTGACAGTATTTATGTCAATCGCTAACTTTAGAAAATACATCGTAGGTCTAAGAAAAGCTAATAACTATTTCTATGACCCAGCATCTGTTGAAAACAGAGGTTCTCTAATGTCAGCTAGACACCCATTTGCTAACTTAACAGTAGTTGGTACAGTAGGTTTAGCTGGTACTAACAGAATCGTAACAGGTCCAGCACGTCACATCGTGGTAGGAACTGACTTGGTATCTGACTTGGATAACTTCCAACTTTGGTATGATATCAATGGTGATAAACTTAAGCACAGAATTGTAACAAAATTAGGTGTTCAAGTAGCATATCCAGAATTCTGGGTGACTAACAATTTATAATAACTGATAATACGAAAGGACAAAAATTATGGCATGTGATATTACAGCAGGATTTGCTCTCGGATGTAGAGATAACGCAGGTGGTATAAAAACGTTGTATATTTTGTCTGGCTCTGTATCATCTACTACTGAAACTGCAGGAGAACTGACAGACATCAATGGTAGTGGTATTTTTTATCAGTTTGACTTGACAAGAGGAACTTCCGATTTTACAGAAACCATTAATGGTTCTACTGAAAACGGAACAGTATTCTATGAGTCTACTATAAATGCTGTTTTCTTAAAGATGCAATCAGCGTTAAGAAATCAAATGAAAGTATTGGCACAAAATCCAGACTTGAAAATCGTTGTTGAAACAAACAACGCAGGTACTGAAGGTGACAAATTCTTTTACATTGGTAAAACGTATGGTGCTCAACTTAATGGAGGACAGGGTCAGACTGGAACAGCGATTGGAGATGCGAATGGATATACTTTAACATTTACGGCTCAAGAGCCAGAACCAGCGATACCAGTATCGGGTTCTACTCTTTCGTCAATATTGACAGGTATTACTATTTCACAATAACCAATATTTAGAATAAGGGGGGTTTGATTACCCCCCTATATTCTATTTTAAGGAGATATATGATTACTTTAAAAGAAAACCAAATAAATACTATAACATACCAAAAAGAAACCGATACACCTCTTGTAACAGGTTCTTATACAGATGGATATGTTTATAATGTCATTTTAATTCCTACCTTACAAAATGATACTGGTTCAGCAAGTATCACATATACAACATCATCAACAGAGGATAATCCTCGTTGGGAAACTTTAAGTTTTAATATATCTTCTACAAGTGATTATTCAAATAAACAAGTAAAGGGGTTATCAGGAACAACATATGATATGGAAATATGGTATGGTCCTATATCATCTGGTTCTGATTTATATTGGGGAACAACAAATACTTTATGGATAAACACTACATCAATATGGTCTGAAGGTGGTGGACAAACATATCAAACCGTAACTGAAAACTCAGTACTAAAATACCAAGATAGAGTATTCATAAGTGGTTCAGTTTCACCTATTGAGAAGAAATATATATCATCTAACGAAAACGCAGTCTATACGGTATACCAAGGATAACAAATGAAAGAATTACAAAAACATAAACTCATGATAATACCCAAGTATGGTAATGAATTTTACCCTACCTCAAAGGTATTTGAAGATGATAAAGGAAAGATAGTGTATTATGGTGAAACAAATGATTTTCCACATTACATTACAGAATTATATAATAAATCATCTATTAATGCAACTGCAATTAATGCAATCAAAGATGCTATTATAGGTGGTGGATTAACTACTCAAGATGAAACTATTTTAAATAGAGCAAATAGAGATGGTGAATCTTGGAATGATATTTTTAAGAAAGTTGCACTTGATAGAGCTCTTTTCGGTGGATATGCATTAGAAGTTATTTGGTCAAATGATAGAACTAAAATTACTGATGTTTATCATATTGATTTTTCTTATATTCGTGCTCATAGAATGAATGAACGAGGTATAGTACCTGGTTATTTTATTTCATCTCAATTTGAGAACAAAGGAAGATTAAGAGTAAAAGATGAAGATGTAGTTTATATTCCAAGATTTTCTAAAGTAGATAGAGAATCACCTTCTCAGATATATTATTTTAAACCTTACAGACCAGGTATGAAATATTATCCTCTACCTGATTATCAAGGTGGATTGAATATTATTTCATTAGATGCAGAGATAGACAATTTCCACAAGAACAACATAAAGAATGGTTTAGCACCATCTTTATCAATTACAACCTTTACTAATGCAGATGCAGAAGATAGGGAAACAATCGAAAGACAATTGAGGGATGCATATGCAGGAAGTGATAACGCTGGTTCTCTTATCTATATGGATGTGGCAAATAAGGATGAAGCACCGGTCATTACACCAATTCCACAGAATGGTGCTGATGGGTATTATACTACTGTCAATGATATGGTATTACAAAAGATACTTACTGCACATCGTATCGTATCACCAATGTTGTTAGGAATTAGAACTGAAGGACAATTAGGAGGAAGAACAGAATTGTTAGAAGCACAAGCACTTTTCTTAAAGAATGTAATTGAACCAAAACAATCAGATATCTTAACTACATTTGAAGAATTACTCAAAGTAAATGGATACACCGAACCACTTGGTGTAGAACAAGTAAGAATATTTGAAGATGGTGAAGAAGTAGATGTAGTAACATCTATTGAAGCCGAAAGTGGTGAAGATAAAGAATTAGAAAAAGAAATAGAAACAAAGGAGATAACAAATGGAGAATACCCTACTGATATCAGAAGCTAAATTAAAAAGATTTACTGATATAAACAATAACTTAGATGTGGATTTGATTTCCTCTGTAATCAGAGAAGCACAAATTATACACATAACTCGTCTCCTTGGCTCTAAATTATATGATAAAATAATTTCAGAAGTGGATGCGGGAACTATAAGTGGTAATTATAAATCACTATTAGACGATTATATACAAGATGCACTAATCTATTGGAGTTATTACGAATCATTAGAAACTATTTATTTAAGACCAAGAAACGCTGGTTTAATTAAACCAACTGGTGGTGAAAATAATATTGATGCAGACATTGCATTATACGATAAGAAAAGACAATCAATCAAAAACAAAGCAGAATACTTTAGTGAAAGGTTGGTTGACCATTTGTGTTATAATAACTCGCTTTATCCTGAATACGGACAAGAGGTAAACGATGATGTATATCCTGATATGGGAACACAATTCAAATCTCCAATTGTATTTAGAAGAGGGGTTAGAGAAGATATAGAAAAAATGGGAATAAAAATAACTAACTCAAGATATGATTATCTACCACAATAAGAGGAAAATAAGAGATGGCAAATTATAATTTAACAAATCAAACAATAGATAGTACATTTAACCAATTACTACAAAAAAATGAAACAACAGGTTATCTTGTTGATGGTACTGGTTCGGTTGTAGATGGACTACAAATATCAGGAAATACATCTGGTTCATTCGTTGGTGATGGTAGTGGATTAACTAACGTTAGTGCAGCTATACCAGCTGGCACTGTTAGTGGTTCATCCCAAATCATTTTTAATGAAATTTCATCAATCCCAAGTGGATTAGTTAGTGGTTCATCACAAGTAGTATTAGAAGATACAACCTTTACTGATGGTGAAAATGATATGTTCTTATCTACTGATGGAGCAGGTAATATTTCTTTTGATTGGGTAAAAACACTTCACCAAAACATTAAAAATGAAGAAGCAACACCAATATTAAGAGGAACTCCTTTATTCGTAAGTGGAGCAACTGGTGATAATGCAAACGTATATATTGCAGATGCCGCTAACCCATTAAGAAGGCCAGCAACCTTGATTGCTTTTGATGAAACACTTGCACCAAGTGCAACAGGAACTGCAATCATTAGTGGTGAGATTCAAGGAGTAGATACAAACTTATATCCTGCAGGAACCGTAGTTTATTTAGGAGTAGGTGGTGGATGGAGTGCAACAAGACCAACAGGTTCTGCTTCAGTTCAAACATTAGGAGTTATTACTCGTTCTGCTAACAATGGTAGAGGTGTTGTATTCAATCAAGTTGGAAATAACTTACCAAACATCTCAGAAGGATACGCATGGGTTGGTAATGGAGATGGAGTTCCAACTGCAATATCAACTGCATCTTGGGATGCACAGGCAGATTTAACTTCTCTAAATGCATTTACTCAATCACAAGAAAATCTAAATGCAACATTTGCAACCACAGGTTCTAATACTTTCTATGGTTCTCAAATATTTGACATGAGTGGTAATCCAGCAAATAGTCTACAAAT